AAGTGAATCCAAGTAAAGGAGACTCCGAATGTCTACCAAGGCGCAAATAGAATCGATGATTCAAGAAATGGCTTTGACGCGAGTAAGTCGAATGGCAAGCAAGCCAGGTGATAAAATCGCCGCCAAAACGATCTGGATAAGCCATGAACTGGCCATTGATGGGGGTTTAGAGTTGCCGTCGTGGTTTAAAACTGACGATCAAATATATATCGATCAAACTTTTAAAAATATTGACGGTCGGTTAGTGCCGAGCGAATTCAAAATTACCTTTGTAGGCGCAGGTGCAGTGAGTTTCTAATTCATTCCATGATCACCTTCGTCACCTGGAAATGGCACACGCCGGGCAGCGGACGCGAGTTTCTCGCCGAGCATGTCAACGTGCTGTACTCCATGGTCGATTTCCAGTATCAGCAACCGTTTCGCTTTGTCTGTATTACCGATGATCCCGCAGGACTTGATCCGGATATAGAAACAATGCCGATGCCGGTACGCTTCGACGATGTACCAAACCCGCAAGGGAAGCGTTTCCCGCAGTGTTATTGCCGATTATGGAATTTTTCCCGCGAAGCAACGATATTAGGCGAGCGGATTCTACAGTTGGATATTGATTTAGTGATTCTCGACTTTCTAATGCCGCTGATTGACCGCGATGAAGATTTCGTCGGCTGGTGCGACCCAAAATTTGGCTGGCGAAAGATTGCTGGCGGTATTTATTTGCTCAAAACAGGCTCCATGCCGCATATCTGGGATGATTTCGACCCTGCAACGTCACCGCAAGAGGCTGCAGCCGCAGGCTACATGGGCAGCGACCAAGCATGGATGAGTTACAAGATGTATCCGCCCGCTGGCCAGTGGAGCAACGGCGATGGCCTGGTGAAGCTCAACTGGACGCCGGAACACGCCAAGGAAGCACCGGAAGGCGCGCGCATCGTATTCACCAACGGCGCCAAGCCGCCATGGAACGCGGAAATACAGGCGCGTTACCCTTGGATTAAGGAATACTGGCGATGACTATCACCGACGACGAACTAAAAATGCTCACCGACAAGTCGAGCCGCGATCCGGAAGTCGTCGAACTCTACCGCCAGCACGATTTCCTTACCGCCTACGGACGCCATACCGACCTGCGCGTGAAAGACAATCCGGAGCTCGCCATCGGCGGCGAGTGGGAAGAGTACGGCAATATTCAACGAGATTTTCTGATTGCGCAGGGGCTAAAACCGCATCATCGGTTGCTTGATGTTGGTTGCGGTACGGGCCGCCTGGCGCGCAAGATCGTGCCGTTCTTGGACGAATGGAATTATGTTGGCTTAGATATTTCCTCGCAGGCTCTGTCAAATGCAGATAGGTTATCGATCGGGGAAGGCTGGAGTAAACGCAATCCACGATTTTTCCAGAGCAGTATGGAGCTGTTCGGGTATTTTGATTTCGCCTGGGCGTTTTCTGTCTTTATTCATTTGCCGAGCGATATCATTGAATTGATGATTCCTGGCGTTTTGCGCCGCCTTGCACCAGGCGGCAAATTTTATTTCAGCTACGTGCCGACGAACCTGCCCGACAACACGCGCACCGGCTTGAAGCAGTTCAAACACCCGCTGTCGCTCTACGAAAAGCTCGCCGCTAACTTGGGCTACTCGCTGGTCGAGGTGCCATGGCCGGGACGGCAACGGATTCTCAAGATGGAGCGGCGATGAGCAGGCGCATCTTTCTCGATGTCGGCGCGCACACCGGCGAGACGCTGGCCGCCGTGCTCGATCCGGAGTTTCGATTCGACGAGATTTATTGCTTTGAGCCTGCACGCGCATGTTGGAAAGAATTGAAAAAAGTTGCTGAGTGGGATGATAGGGTAAGTATTGAGCAATACGGCTTGTGGAATCAAACCACTGTACAACAGCTTTTAGATCCCGGCAGCGACGGCGCTAGCTTATGGCGGAAAGACAAAATGAGATTAGACGCAAGCAATCAGGTTTGTCATTTTGTCTGTGCGAGCCATTGGTTCAGTGAAAACATCGAAGCCGGCGACACCGTATTACTCAAACTCAACTGCGAAGGCGCGGAGTGCGATATCCTCGACGACCTGCTCGACAGCGGCGAGTTCGACAAGGTGACGTTCGCCATGATCGACTTCGACGTGCGCAAGATCGCCAGCCAGCGCCATCGCCAGGCCGAAATCCTGGCACGCTTCGCCGAGCTCGGCATCGCTTACCCACGCGTAGCCACGACCAAGCAAGTGATGAAGGGCGCGACGCACCAGGAGCGGATTAAGAATTGGCTGCGGGTGGTGGAAGCGAAGTGATTGACTGGAATTCCGCTTACTACGATTGGGACAAGGCCGGAAAGTTAGTCAGAACTCGCGGAGTTTGGCTTGAGGTTTCTTTATATCACCGGATGCTGTTCTATTTTTATCTAAGTATGCCGCTAAAGAGCTTTTATTGTCATTCAAGTTCGGACCCAGATTGTGAGGTAGCGGACGATTCATTTACCGGCGACAAGCTCTTTGAAATAAATCTTTTTGGGCAAGGGGTTCTAATACACACAGAAAAATTTGGCGTATGGAAAGATTGTCCACCAGCAGAAACGATGGTTCGCGTACTTCACACACCGTGGTTTTGCGTGCGGCTTCGATATCATAGTCTGCCGAGGATGCTGGAACTTATAAGGCAATGACCGAATTCACGCTGATCGTACCGTTCTACCGCAACGTCGCCATGCTCACGCGCCAGGTCGAGGAGTGGAATCAATATCCTGAAGGCGTCACGGTGATTTGCGTCGACGATGGCAGTCCGGAGCCGGCGTTACCGATTATCACCGGCAGTTCCCATAGCAAATTTATTGACGTTAGTAACCACGACGAAGGGCGATCGGTTCTTAGCTGGCCACAATCGATTCAACTCTACCGAATTCTCGTCGATAAGCCATGGAACCGCGTAGGCGCGCGCAATCTCGGCGCGCACATAGCGACTACTGAATGGATTTTGCAAGCCGACATCGATCACATCCTCCCAGCGGACTCCGCGCGTGCGCTACTGGCCTTCACTCCCGATCCGAATCGCTGGTATCGCTTCCCGCGCTGGCGCTTTGGCGCCGCCGATGGGACGCGTCGCAAGGACGCCATTGCGCCGGCCTGCGAGTATGGCCAGGTCCATCCGCACGTCGACTCGTACCTGATCCGCAAGGCTGCGTATTGGGAAACGGGTGGCTATGATGAGGACTACGCCGGGTGTTTAGGCGGCGGGGGCGCATTTTTGCGCCGGCTGGAGAGCATGTACCCGGTTGATTTGCTGCCTGAGCCGATCCGCTTGGAGGTCTACACGCGCAACGCCATCGCCGACGCCAATGACTTGACGCTATCCCGCGACACCACGATAGGCGCCAACATCCGCAGGAAAAAGGCCGCCATGGGCGACGATGTGCCGAGAAACCCGCTGAGATTTGAGTGGGTGAGGGAATTGTGACCTACCCCCAAGTCATCGGCGAATTCGCCACGCTCGACGCCATTCTCGCCGGCAAAAGCATTGCCCGCTACGGCGACGGTGAACTGAAGCTCATGCACGGCGCCGGATACTCGCGCCAGCCCGCCACGGAGGAGATCACCGCCGAGCTTGTGCAGATTTTGCAGAACCCGCATAAGAATTGCCTGGCGGGCGTGCCGACGATGGACCCGCAAGGGCCGAAGTACGACAATTGGATGCGCCACGCCGAGCGCTTCGCCAAGCTATTGCGGCCGGACAAGGTGCAATACTACAGCGCGTTCATTTCGCGGCCAGACTCTGCGCCGTGGATTAATACGGTGGAGTTTGCGGAGAAGGTTGATCGGTTGTGGCGCGGTAAGGATGCCGTAATCGTATCAGAGGTAAAAAACAGCATTATTGAGGCCGTTAAGCGTACGGCGGCGTCGACATGTCACGTCCAATGTCCGAGCCATAACGCATACGATGAGATTAGCAGACTTGAATTCGAGATCGGCTTTCCTAAGCCTGAGATAGTCATCCTATCCTGCGGCCCGACGGCAACATGCCTCGCGAATCGCCTCGCCTCGCGCGGCATTCACGCAGTGGATATCGGCAGCGCCGGCGGATTTTTGTATAAATTGCTTGAGAAAAAGCCGATAGTAAAGCTGGCAGCGCCGCAGCAATGTCAATTTTGCCGGTATTGGAGCACATTGGAGAATCGAAACGAAGCATCGGACTCAATCGCGGAGTGTCGTCGCCATGGGCCGATTGCGAATTCCGTCCAGAAGTGGCCAATCACTTACTCTAGTGAATGGTGCGGCGAATTCAAGGCGGTGAAATTATGAATGTGTTTCTTCTTAACGCATTTGTTGCGAAAGTAAAAGTGAAGCAATGAACGCCGCCGCCACAAAAATTATCCAGCTATTCAAAAAGCCCGGCAAGAAGCGCCGCCGCAACGTACGTATTGCCGAGCCGCAGGACAAGCCGCCGCGGCGCGTGTGGATCGAAGGCAAGGACGTGTTTCTTTTCGGCGGCCTGGCGTTGGCCGGATATGGCGTGTGGCAGATTTATCCGCCATCGGCTTACGTGTTGGTCGGCGGGACTTTCTTAGCAATTGGCGTTCTAATCTATATGGGAGATTCAAAATGAAGTGTCTTGAACCAGCATTCAGACAATTTAGATCGACCGAGCAGCAGCTTTCTCTACGCGATCCCGCGCTAAAGGATTTATTCGGCGGCGGTTCGATGACGGCCAGCGGCCAGCACATCACCGAATTCAACGCGATCAAGATTAGCGCGGTTTACGCCTGCGTGCGGCTCATCGCTGAAAAGCTCGCTTCACTCCCGTTGACGACTTACCGCCGCATGGGCCCTGGCAAGGGAACGCAGGAGGCCGTCGACCATCCCGTTTACGATATTCTCAAAAACGCCGCTAATCCGTTCATGACATCGACTGAATTTCTCCGAACGCAGCAAGGCGTCACGTCTTTAGTGGGAAATTCCGCCGCCTACATCGAACGCAATGGCTCCGGCCAAGTGGTAGCGCTATGGCCTTGGAAGAGCACTAGCTGGCGCATGGACATGATCGACGGGAAACTTTTCTATTACCACTACGATGAGAAAGGCGGCTTTGAAGTCTACCGCCAAGACGAAGTGCTGCATATTCGCGGACTCGGCGGTGACGGCTACTGCGGCTATTCGATGATCACCACGCACCGCGAACTCTTCGGCCTATCCAATGCGTCGATTGAGTATCGAGCGCGGTTTTTCGCCAACGACGCGCGGCCGGGCGGTGTGCTGAAGCATCCGCTGACCTTGAGCCCGCAGGCGCATAGCAATCTGCGCAAGACGATTACTGACCAAACCACCGGCAACAATAAGCGCAGCTTCATGATTCTTGAAGAGGGCATGGACTGGAAAGACGTAGGGATTCCGCCCAACGACGCGCAGTATATCGAGGGGCATATCGCGACCAAGGAAGATATTTGCGGCATCTTCGGCGTACCGGCGCATAAGATCGGCGTAATGAAATCGGGAACGGTCTCATACGCGTCCGTGGAGCAGTCCAATCGCGCATTTTGGGAAGATTGTATACGACACATTGCCGACAATTGGGAGAAGCGCCTACGCTATTCGCTCTTTACGCCGACCGAGCGGCAGAGCTATTTCGTCAAGTTCAATCCGACCGTCATGCTGTGGGGCGACGCCAAGGAGCAAGCGGAAAAGCTGCAAATCGAACGGCGCAACGGCATTATCAACGCCGATGAGTGGCGCGAGCTGCTTGACATGAATCCGCTGCCCAACGGTGAAGGGAAAACATACATTTGTGAGAGCAATATGACGCGACTGGATCAAGTTGGCGAAACGGACGAGCCGCAAGCGCCTGCGCTGACTAACGGCGCGGCCAAGCCGGCGCAACTGACGAATGGAGCGGCACATTAAGTATGAGTAAAAAATCTTACCGCATAGACGAGCTAGCCAAGGATTTCGACGTATCGCGCCGGACCATTGAGCGGCTGATCCAGCGCGGCGAGATTCAGTCATTCAAGATCGGCGATACCCGTAGGATTGAAGCCGAAGAAGTTGAACGGTTGAAAAAAAAAGATTCCAGGAGCGCGTAATGGTAGCTAGGGGACCATTGGTAACATATCTGACTTTTGGTCGGTACATTCAAACCCTGGATTTACAGGACTCAGTGCCGATAGTGATTCGGATAGACGGTCACAGCATAAAGTTTGATTCTTTTGAGTGGACCGATGACGGTTTTAAAATCGGCATGCGATGGAAACCAAAAGAAAATCCTCCGTCGGAAGTAGATTTATTAGCTGAAAAGTTCGTTAGCCAAGAACCTCAGCCAAAATGCCGAATGAATTTCATTGACCGCCCGCCAGCTAACTTTGCGGGCTGGGTACATTTCTGCAACGTTAATCCCTTGGCGGGTACGGCAGAGTTCGGATTTGCTGGATCTGGCGATATTACCTTCGAATAGAGCGTCACCATCCGTCCCTTGCCGACAAAATCGGCACTTTTACCATTTACTAAATAGTCACATAACAAGATAATCAGCCACGAATGATTTTTGGCCGGGCGCTGATCACGTCCTCGGCTGAAGAAACGAATTAGGCCGATCCCGTTAACGGCGGGACCGGCCTTTTTTTATGGCTGAACAAAAAACCGAATACCGCGACTTCACCGTATCCGAACTCCGCACCCGTAGCGGCTCCAAGCCTGGCATTACCGGCCACGCCGCCGTTTTCAATCAATTATCCGACGATTTAGGCGGCTACCGCGAGCAGATTCATCCCGGCGCTTTCGCCGACACCATCAAAGGCGGCGATGTCCGCGCGCTGTGGAATCACGATCCTAATTTTATCCTTGCCCGCACCAAATCCGGCACGCTGCGCCTTTCCGAAGACCGCGAAGGGCTGAAGATTGACGCTGATTTCCCCGATACTCAATTTGCCCGCGATTTACTGATCTCCATCGAGCGCGGCGACGTGGATCAAATGTCTTTCGGCTTCATGGTGTTTCCGGAGGGGAGCAGCTGGCGCATGGAAGACGGCGGCGTAGTGCGCACGCTCACCAAAGTCGAACTCTTCGACGTTTCCCCGGTGACCTTTCCCGCTTATCCGCAGACCGATGTCGGCGTACGCGCCGAACTACGCACCATCGCGCAGGCTAAGCTCAAGGAATTGAGCGGCGTGCCGGTCGACGAGGAACAGGTCAAAGCTTTGTTCGAATCCCGCGCCCAAGCGCGCCGGGAGTTCATCGCAGCCAACACACCGCCTGCCGACAAATGGTCTTACGCCGAGATTCTTAAACGTTGCCGGGTTACCGCAACTTAAACAGTTACCAATTCAAGGAGAAAAAATCATGGCATTAAACCTTATCGAATTGCGCCAGCAAAAGGGCGAGTTAGTGACGGCGATGCGCAAAAAGCAGGACGAAATTGACGAGAAGAATAGTGAAACGTCGGAAGAGACTCAGTGGTTCGAAGATCGCAACCGCGAATGTTCCGCGCTGGAGCAGCGTATTAAGCGCGAAGAAGATATCCAGGCGCGCGAAAAGGCGAATGCGGCATCCCTAGACGAGAACCAGCGCAGCAACGATCTCAATGCTGGCAAAGGCTGGACCGGCATTCATTCGCCGAGTCCGATCGGTGCCCGCATGCCGACATTCGCGCAGCTGGAAACTAACAGCACTTATTTTTTACAGGCTTGGCTACGCCACGCGAAAGGCAACCCCAAGATTGAGCAAGAGCATCGCGACGCGGCGACATTTCTCGGCCAGGACTTCCGCCAAAAAGAAATCTTTTTGCCGATGGTTAAGACCTATCGCCAGTTTCAGCGTGAGTGGCGCGCCTTGAATGTCACGACCACCAATAAGGGCCTTGAAACCATCTCCGAAGGCTTTGTCCGTTCATTGGAAGTGGCGATGTTGGAGTTCGGTGGCATGCGCGCGGTTTCTGAAGTCATCCGAACCGACAGCGAAGGCGACTTGCCGCTGCCGACAGTCAATGACAGCTCTAACAAGGGCGTGATCCTGGACGAAGCCACTGACTTTGGATCAAGCGTTGATCCGAGCTTCAGCCAAGTGATCTTGAAGAAGTTCAAATACTCTTCCAAGCCTGTACTGATCAGCACCGAGCTTTTGCAGGATAGCGCCTTCGATCTCGGCGCGCGCATCGGCGAAATGCTCGCTATCCGTATCGCCAGAATCCAGAACGATCATTTCAGTACCGGTGCCGGCACGACCTTACCCAAAGGCGTCCTGGTTGCAGGCACGACCTTTGCCGCCGCCGACGATTTAGTCATCGCTTCCGATGATGTCATCGGCTTGATCCACAGCGTTGACCCGGCCTATCGCAACAATGCGCGATTCATGATGCACGACTCCATTCTCGCCGAAATCCGCATGCTGAAGGAGTCGACGACCAACGCTTATATCTGGCAGCCTGGCCTGCAAGCTGGCGTTCCAGACAGGCTGTTGGGCTATCCCTACACGATCAATCAATCTTTCCCGTCCGCTTCAATCGCCAGCGCAAAAGTGATGGCCTTCGGCGATTTCAGCAAATACAAGATTCGCGACCAAGCGACCTTACGCTTGGTACGGCTCGACGAGCTCTATGCCGCAACCGATCAAGTAGCGTTCATCGCCTACCTGCGGTCAGACGGTAACTTGCTCGACGCTGGTACGCACCCGATCAAGTATCTCTCAATGTTGCCGAGCTAATCGGCGCGGGAGTAGACGCCAAAATGTTTGTACGAGCCACGGCGCATGTCCGAAACGAGGACATGCGCCGCATTCTCAAAAAGCAGGAATGCGAACCGGGTGACGAGTTCGAATTAGAGCCGGCACTCGCCGAAGTTTATCTCAACAACGACTGGGTCGTACCTGCGCAGGCGCCGACAGGCAAGTTCAAGAGCGACGAGAAGCAGCCGGAGTTTGCCGCTAGGACCGGTGCGCCAGAGCAAGCGTTGTCACCGCGCGGCCGTGGCGGCATGCGAACTAAGCCGCCCGAAACGGCCTGATCGGCTGATGACGTGGAGAAGTTCGATTTAGGGCCATGTACCAAGAGCCGCAATCATCCCTCAGTCTCATCGCTGCACCGGTGGGCGAGCCGCTCACGCTGAAGCAAGCCTACGATCATCTTATTGCGCCAGAGGTCGAAGACTCCGACCTGATCCAATCGCTCATCACTGCCGCCCGCACCTATTTCGAGGAGCGCGACGCGCGCCGTTTGTGCTCGCAAACCTGGCTGCTGGAGCTGTCCGAGTTTCCCTGTGTCATTAAGCTGCCGTATTTTCCGGTCCAGGCGATCAGCTTTGTTAAATACGTCGACGGCAATGGCGACTTACAGACTCTGGATCCGTCCGCATACATCCATTACCAAGTCAACGAGATTTCCTATCTCGCGCCGGTCTACAACACCTACTGGCCTTCAAGCCGATGCTTCCCGCGCAGCGTGCGCGTGCAGTTCGTCGTCGGCTACGGTGACGCGGTTACTACACCGGACCCGGCATTCGACGGCACCAATTACCATCTAAGCATCGAACCTAACTGGACAACCAAGTTCGGCGTGAGCGAAAAAACTGACGCTGGCTTTCATGTCAATTTTGACAACGCCGCGCCGGCTGATGCCGAGATTGACGTACTCGCCCAAGGCGGGACGCCGCTGCAAACGCTAGCCCATGAAGTGATCGCCATTGACGAAGACGCCTTGTCGCAAGACGTGGTGTTTTCTTCAACGCTGGCAACGCCGTCAACCATCGTCGGCGGCATTCCCGAGCACATCAACAAAGCGTTGCTGCTGCACATCGGTCACATGTACGCCAACCGCGAGAACTCTATCGTCGGCGTATCGATGCAGAACATTCCAATGGGATACGAAGCGCTGATCGGCGCCAACCGGAGATTGCAGGTGTGAGGCATGCGCGCGGGAGAGCTGAGATTTCGCTTAGAGATTCAAGAGGCGATCGAAGTCAAGAATTCGGTCGGCGAGCGAGTAAAAACATTTGCTACCAGGGGCAGTGTGCGCGGTTCAATCGCGCCGATGCGCGGCGACGAGCGCTTCAATGCGCAGCAAGTTAAGGCCGTGACCGACACGAAGATAACCATACGCGGCAACGCGGCGCCATATCTCACGCCTAAGATGCGCATGACGCATACCGACGGCAAGACCGGCGCAGTCAGAATCTTCGATATTGAAAGCATCATTAACGTGAATAGCCGCGGCATCATGACCGAGATCGAAGCGAAAGAATTAACCTGATGGCCGACCTTTTAAAAGTTGAAGTGAAGGACGCCAAGCGGGCTTTTTTCAAGCTTCGCGGCCGCTTCATTAAATTGCAGCGCACCATAGTTGCCGGCGCGTTGATCGAAGCGGCGGAACCGATCGACAGAGGCGCCGAAGCCGACGCACCGGTTAGGAGTGGCGAACTGCGCGGCAGCATCAATCCTGCGCTTGTAAAAAAGGGAACGTTTGCGCGCCTGCGGGTAATCATTGGGCCGGGCCGTCGTTTGTTGAAGGGCCGCTATCAGGAGCTTGGCTTCAAGGCGACAGGACGCGCTACCAGGGCCGCCGCCGATAACCCGCGATTCATACCGGGTAAACACTATCTCAGAACTGCGGGAGCGCGGAACTCCAGCGCCGCCGAACGTATCTTCGCCTCGCGCGTCATCAAGGGATTTGAAGAGATCCAAGACGCAGGCGAGGCCATCGGCATTGTTTAGAAAAATGGGATTGCTCCACGTGAAACAAATTTGTGATCCATCGCATAAGCGACCTGATCATCGCAGAACTTGTAACGATTGCCATGCTGCATATATGCGAGCGCATCGCCCAAAGTACCGCGAACTTAATTCAGTTCAGAGAATGAAAGCCAAAGCTCGTGCTTACACGCGAATTCTAATTAAGCGCGGCGAAATTCGACAAGACCCATGCACGAATTGCGGCGATCCCAACGCTCAGGTCCATCATGAGCACTATCCCGACCCAAGACTAATAACGTGGCTGTGCAGACGGTGTCATTTGAAATTACACCGGAGTGCGGCGTGAAACATGACGCTGATTGAGGAAGCTGTGTACGCAACGCTTAACCAAAACGCCGCCGTGAAAGCCATCGTCGGCGACAATGTTTATCCGTTGACGATCCCGCAGCTGGAAAAGGACAAAGTCTTTTACCCTGCGGTGTTATTCACCCTGGCGGGACGTGAACGCGAGCAGACACACCAGGGACCGACCAAGCTAGTGAAGTCGCGTTTTCAGGTTGAGTGTCTCGGCGCTGGATATCTTGCCGACGTTAAGCCGCTGGCAGAAAAGGTTCGCTTGGCGATGAACGGCAAGTCGGCACCGCTCATGCAAAATTACATGGACCTTGTGCGCGGCGTTTTCCTTGAAGATGAGATCGACGATTACATTTTTGACACGGTTGAATCGCTCGCACTCTACCGCGTGCAGCAAAATTATTTAATCCAGCATTGGGAGGCGCTCGCCTGATGGCCGCTTCCGCAATCACGCCGATTGAGTTTCTCGCCGGTGAGCTGACCGAAGAGATGGCCGACGCCAATGCCGATGGCAATTTCGTGAACAACTACACCGGCAAGCAATGGCTTGAATTTCAGAACGATGGCATGGCGGCCAAGACGATCACGTTCAATTCGATTGTTCTGTCTGACTACGGAACCGACGTGAACAAGGCCGTGACCGTAGCCGCCGGCGCGCGCGCGAAGGTGAAACTCGTGGCGCCGCCAACCCGCTGGCGCGATGCCAACGGCGCTTTGCAGATGACTTACGACGATGCCGAGGACTTAAAAGTCGCGGCCTACAAATGGCCGGAATAATACAAGGAGAAAAGAATCATGGCTGATACCGATGCAGAGTGGGCAATAGGCGACTCAATAGAATATGGCGATGGCGAAACGCCGACCGAAGGCTTCAACGAGATCGACGGCATCAAGGATATTTCATTCAACCTTGGAACGCGGACTCTCGCTGATACCACGACCCATCAATCCACGCCGCCGTTCCGCGATAACGTGGCGACGTTTCTTGAAGGCGGCACCATTCAATTGGCGGGTAATTTCCTGCCGATGAACGCTTCCCAGCAAGAGATTGAATCCAAGCGCGCCGACGATCTGGCGACTAGCTTTCGTTACAACATCTTCATGGCCGATGGCCATATCCGCCGTTGCACTGGCCAAGCGCGTGTCACCGCGTTCAACCCGACCAGCAACGCCGAGGATGCGCGTCGCTTGAGCATTACGCTGGCGCCAACCGGCGCTTGGGTATGGACGCAAGAGAGTTAATCCGTGCTGATCGAACCGATTGAGATACTGCTCGACAAGCCGCGCAAGATTCTGGTGAATCACGCGGCGTTGTTTCGCGCTGAAGGCGAGGTCAACCGCGTGCGCGGTAACAATGCCTTTGGCCGGGTGTCGATTGACTATCTGATGGTCAATGCCTTCAACGCCATGACGTTCATGGGCGCACCACTTCCCTTGGACCTGCTTGCGGCGCTGCTATGGGCATCGCTGGTGCGGGAGCCCAAGGAAGAGATCGCTTTTGACGATATTTTCGGGATGCTCGACAAATCCCAGACGGCTACCAACGACCTAGCGGTCGCTTTGTGGCAAGGCTACGTCGCTACCGCTGGCAAGAGTCTCAAGCAAGGCGAATC